GTTAATATGATGACATATGGTGACGATGATATAGGCACTGTTTCTAGTTCTTGCACTTGGTACAATGCGCAGATTAAAGCTTCATACCTTGAAAAATATGGGATTTTATATACGCCGCCCACTAAGGAAGGTGATCATGATATGTTTTATAATGTTTATGAAGTTGATTTTCTTAAGCGACAAACCATTTACATTCCTGAATTAGATCGTAGATTAGGAGCGCTCAGCGAGTCTAGCATTTACAAGTCATTAACTTGTGGAATACCCATTAAGCATATGTCCGAGAATGAATTGTTCGGAAATTTGCTGGACGGAGCTTTACTTGAGTACTTTGCCCATGGTCGTAAAAAATATGATGATTTTCAAGATCGTGTAAACCGGTTCGTGGAAACCAGAAAATTCCACCGTTTCGTGAGGACGAACCATTTATCATTTGACGACAGAGTTGAAGCATGGCTGAACGACAATGATAAACATGAACCACATATTGGTTACCATTACACTTGTGATCGGAAGTGTAATAGGCTTGTGTGGGAGAAGATCTCTAGTGCTCAACCTTCTGGGAGGTTAAAACGTCCCCCAGATTGTACGTAGTTTTACAAAAACAAATCAAGGTGCAAGTACAAGCACGAAGTCAAGATTGTACGAAAACATGGGGTATACAGCCAGTTTAACCCCACTGGAAGGGCCGGATAGCCCGAGCATATCACACATCACAGAGACTGAGCGGAGGATCCGCGAATTACCCTCTGATGTTTGTTATGCACACCACAGAAATCCGCAATTTAATGGAATTGCATGTGTTGGATCTGCGATTCAATATTGGGACACAGTTTCGTGTGGCCTATGTACTCCTCGTAGTCAATATTTTGCTGATTTTCCTAATGACAGCCGTGATCATGACAGCGATCTTTCACCTTTGACACCACATTCGGGTGTTTTACCAGAAGGGGGATACTATAAAGGTCTTGCCGTTCCTGATTCTTTCCGTTATTCTGACGGCACTGTTATCATTGAAGCCATGGAGAACGCATTACTTAAACGTGATGTATATTATAGCTATTTCGAAAAAGGTGATTACTCGTTACCCTTTCCAACTAGCGATTGGTATTTTGAAGCCATTTCCATAGCTGAGAAATTCAAAAATAAGCCAGCTGGTCCATCGGTTGTTGTTCCTCCTTCTCGCGATGATAACAAACCTGACCGACCACAATTTCGTTCTGTTAACTTGTTTCCGCAGTCTGGAATTGTGGAGGATCAAATGTCCAGTACGACTCAAGTTTTAACATCTTTTATAGATGATTTTAAACATGAGGAAGCTTCTTATGATCAAGATATGGACAACACTTATTATAATGTTGACACAAGCGAGGTGTCAATTTCTAAGTTTTTGTCCAGACCCATCAAGGTGTTTTCACAAAATGTTATTGTTGGAGGACCTGCGCCTACGGCACCATTGTTCATTTTGCCTGCGACATTTTTTAACAATAAGCGTGTTATGAACAGGATAAACAATTACAGAAACCTGAAATGCGATTTATGTTTTCGTTTCATGGTGAATGGTACTCCGATGCATTACGGTAGATGGATGGCCACTGCCGTTTCAAATAGTTCTAATGACAATCTCCTGACACCTTTGACACTTAATAACTTAGTGCCCTCATCTGTCATATTGTCTCAACCACCTCACGTTTTTTTGAATCCCACTTCATGTGAAGGAGGGTGCTTGAGACTTCCTTATGTTCACCATTATAATGCGTTTAGTACGGCATTGAATGAACATTTAAGCACTGGTTTTATAGCAGTTACGGAATTGTCCCCATTACGAAGTATGAGTACTTCTCAGGAGGGAATTACTATTACTGCTATGTGTTGGGCAGAAAACATTGTTTTTGGTGCACCAACTAGCACCAACTTAACCGGTCTAGTTCCTCAATCCGGTGATGAATATGGCAAAGGCATTGTTTCCAAACCATTATCAGTTTTGTCGGACGTTGCTGGAATTTTAGCAAACATTGTTGCTATAAGACCTTATGCTTTGGCTTCTCAAACTATATTACATATGGGTTCGAAGATAGCTATTGCACTTGGATTTTCCAAACCAATCATTATTTCTGACATGTCTTATATGATACCTCGCATTGGTCCTAACTTTGCTAGTGCTGTTCAACATGATCCAATCTACAAGTCTACGTTGGATGACAAACAGGAAGTTACGGTCGACCCAAGTGTTGTTGGTTTAGCCCGGAAAGACGAAATGTTGATGTCATCAATATTTGAGCGAGAGTCATACGTAACCAAGTTTGCTTGGAATTCCACAGCAATACCAGATTTTAACATTTTTTATACGAATGTTAATCCTACTTTTTGGGCGAGTGGACCCGGAACCGGGGGCGCCCAACAAATAGCAATGACTCCATTGGCTTATTCTTTACAAGCTTTCAGACAATGGAGGGGGTCTCTCCGCTTTCGTTTTGTTGCTGTGGCTTCTGCTTTTCACAAAGGTAGGTTGCGCATAACATTCGATCCTAATGGTATTGCTGCTAGTGCTGTAACGCCTATAGAGTACAACACGGCATACACTTACATATGGGATTTGGCTGAATCTCATGAAGCAATAATTGATGTTGGATATATGTCACATATACCCTACTTACGTGCTTTGCGTCCAGGTTTAGATGGTGTCGCTACTATTTACGGCTCTGGTCCTGTGGTTTTTAATCCATTAGATAGTAATGGACATGTTGCCTTGTCGGTCGTAAATGAGTTGACTTGTTCTAACGCTGCTACCACAGTTGCAGATGTGTTGATGTTCGTTTCGGCAGGTCCTGACTTTGAGGCTTATGATCCAATTGACACAATTGACAATTATTCTTTGTTCCCTCAGAGTGGAAACATGGAATTGGAAGAGCATTTGGCTAAGCGATTACCTCCTAACGCCGTTTTTGGGAGGTACATATCGCGCGTGGATAAAGCTCCAATGGTTCATCATGGTGATCCTGTCACTAGTTTGCGGTATCTTCTTAAACGTTATACTAGTTACATGGCTATAGCTTTTCCATCTGTTCCTGGAGCGGGATCACTTGTATACCGCACAAATTTTTCTGCTTTCCCCCTTCATAGAGGTAAAGCTCCTGGTGCCATGCATTTAGCTGGGAATTTGCCTTATAATTACGTTTATCAAACTCCTTTGACGTGGTTTTCTTCATTGTATTTCGCCAGGCGTGGGGGTGTTCGTTGGCGTTTACGCG